CGACTTTAAGTCGCGACAAAAAGGCCGCTTGGCTTGGCGACCAAGCTACACCTTTCCCCCCATGCCTGTCAAGCGCCTGGGTCGCCTTTACCTTACTTGAGGTGGCACGCTTGTTGCGTGCCTTGACTTGTGGTGCGTGGTGTGCGTGTTGCACACTCGCACATTATTGGCACGCTTATTGCGTGTCTTGCCTATCGTGTGCGCTGTGTGATAGGAGAGCGCGGTCCTGGTCTGAGGTGATGCGCTTCGCTAGCGCCTCGTTAGCTGCGCTAGCTATCTGCTCTGCCTCGTCCGCACGCTTGCGCTCTAACCCTGCCTCGAGCAACGCAGCATCACGTTGCCTGCATGCTTGCTCGAGCTGCTCGAGCGCGTTGCTCGGCTCCTGCGTGAACAGCCGTTGCAATGCAACCATGTGCTCACACTGATTGGCAGGCACCGAGAGAGCCGGTGTGCATAGCACGTCACGCACCGCGGCGGCCTGCTTGCGCGTCATCGCGTACAGCACTAATGCGTCATCGCTCATGCTTCACCTATCTCCTTCACCTCGAGCCAACACCGCTCTCCACTTAGCAACGCTGGCGTGATGCGCTTATAAAAGCGTTGGTACGCATCGAGTGAGCCAGAAAGCATTGGCCGGTGAATCTCCGCGCGATCACCGAGCAACACGCAACCGGCCGTGTGTTTCTTCGTGCTACCGCAGTGTATGAGCACGTCCGAGAACTGCGGCACGCCTTGGAGCCAGAGCATGCCAGGCTCATTCCACGGATGACGCACGCGGTATTGCTGATAGAGCCTACCGAAGGTGCGGAGCTTGAGCTCGTAGCGTCCGCCGCGAATGCACGTCTCACCGGGGATCTTCGGGCCGGCCCGCGTAACGTCCTCGAGCGTGAAGCACAATGGCTCCTCACCATCGAACGAGAGCGCGCCAAACTGCGCGCCATCGCGAACGAACAGCCGCTTAACCCTGGCGTCCACGCTTCTTGCGTGCGAGCTCGTTCACTTCGGTGGTGAGTCGCTCCACGCCCTTCGTGAGCTCTGCTTTGTGCTCCTCGAGCTCGGCGCACCCGCGTGCGAGCAGCTCGCGTTCCTTGGTCATGCGGTGGAGCTCGATGCGCGCCTCCTCCGCAAGCCGGTGCAATTGCTGCGCCTCGTTGCCGAGTCGCTCGGCGCTCGATAGCGCCTCCTGCGTCTTGTCCTTCACAACACACCTCGTATTGCTTTCCAGGCCGAACCGTCGCGGAGCTCCTCCATGCTCCACTGTAAGCGCGCGAGCCGGTTCACCCACGCGCGCCGCCCTGGCTCCTCCAGGAGCCGCGGGCCGAATCTTGCCGACACTGGCGCGGCCATGCAACCGCGGCGGTCCCACACCACCGTGGGCACGCCCATAACGATGGCGTCCACCGCGGCCGTGCTGTTGAGCGTCACTGCGATCTGCGCGCCCTCGAGCTCGGCGCGCAACGATGGTTGCCCGGCCTTCGGGATGCGAGCTCGCGTCCGCATGAGACGAGCTCGAGGAGGCTCCGGCTCGTGCGGCTGGAGCATGTACACCTCCGGGTGCATGCGATAGCGCACCTCGAAGCCATAGGCGCGCTCGAGCACGCGCGTTGTCTCATGGAGCCATTGCGCGTAGGGCATGCCATTGAGCGCGCACTTCACCGCCCAATCCTGCGGAACCTGCCCTAGGAGTAGCGCGTAGCCGCTCTCACGAGCTCGCCACGGCTCGAGCTCCGGCGCCGGCCTATGAGGTGCCTCCACGTGGATGCCGTTGCCGTTGAGCCCGTCAAGCGACAACGAGCACCACCAATTGCGATTACCGAGCCAACCGCACTCGCACACCGCGACGCGATAGCCGGCTTTCTGGAGGTGGAGCGCGTTTCCCCAATTCGACGCGATGGCCACATCCGCGAGCTCGCCAGCCTGGACGAGCTCATCACCGGCCGCGCGTATGCCCTCTCGCAGCGCAACTAGGCGGACTTTCGTGTCGTGAGCGGTGGCGACTCTCATGCGCTGATGATGTTGTCACCGCGCGCGATAATGCCCGCGAGCACATCATCCGGCGGCGTCGGCGGCGTCTCGAGCGGTGGCACATCCGCCGGCGGTGGCGTGAGCGTCTCCACGTCGAGGAGCGCGCTCTTGCGGTCCATCGCATCCGGGTCGGTGGGGTCGGGCTCGGCCGCACGGCTCCCGGCCGCGGGCTTTCGCGTCGCTGCCGATGGCTTGCCCTGGTGGGGCTTGCCGGGGCCGAGCCCTAGTTCATCCGCGGTATCGAGAATGCGCGAACGCACACTCTCCGCGATGTGGACGGTTGGAAACTTGATTTTCATTCGTTACGCGGCCTCCGAATGACACCACCAACGGACTGAGCGTTCCGCCGCGTGTTCCCCGGCCGCGTCTCGCCCGGCGTAAGCCGCGTGTCTTGGCTCGGAAACATGCGATGCACCCAATTGCGCAACCCGCGGAGCCGCTCCCCTTCCGGCACCGGCCGTATGCCCTCGAGCTCGAGCTCCGAGTCCTCCGGCGCGTCCAAGAAATCGAGCGCGCCGGTGATTCCGTGGCGCGCACCTTGATACAGGTCCCCCACGCCCGTCACCGTGTCTTGCAGCACACCGGCCGGCGTCTCCTCGCCGCTCGCGCCTATGAGCTCGTTTGGCGGTCCGAAATCCGTGGGACTGTCGCCCGGTGAGAACACCGGAATTTGGAGCGACTCGAGGAGCTCGTCCGGCACACCACCGGCTCGAGCTCGCTCGAGGTAGCGTGAATTTCGCTCGCTCTGTTGTAGCGAGCTCTGGCGATACTGCTGCTCCGCCATCTTCACGAAAGCCTCGCGGCGCTCCGGCGTGAGGCGCTCGCCATCGCGTAGCTGATTGCGCGCGGTGACGAGAATCTCCGGCACACCGGCCAAGTTCTGCGAGTTTTGGAACTCGCTCGCGAGCACGGTGGATGCCGGGTCCAGCATCTTGTGGACCGCATAGAGGAGGGCGTAATCACCGGCCTCGCTCGGATCGGCCATGCTCGCCTTGATGCGGCCCCACGCTTCCTTTTGGTTGAGGAATGCGGAGCTCTCCGTCCGGAGGTCATCGGCCACTTGGTTGAGCCGGGACCATGCCTGCTCACCGATCTCGCGGCGTATGGACTCCTGCTGCGTCTCGCGCGTGATGCGCTGCGCCTCTTGCTGCTCCTCGTAGGCCCGCTGCTGGCTCGTGACTTGACCGAGGAGCGCGATGCCGGCCTCGTGCATCTTCGGGTCCGAGCTCATCCGCATGCGGTTGGCCAAGTCCAGATGCGTCTCGATCACACGGAGCTGCGCGCGGTCGTTCTCGTTGACCGCGGCGCCACGTTGGCGGCCGAGCTCTTGCTTGAGCGCCGAGCTCGTGTCCCGCCAGATGGCCTCCTCCTCCGAAGCCCGCGCGAGCGCATCGTTGCGCATGCGCTTCGTGGTGATGCCCAGGTCCCCGGCCACCGCGTTCCACAAGTCGCGGAATGGCGTGAAGGAACCACCGAACAGGTTGGTGTCCTCCTGCGCCACGATGCGCGTATCGCGTTGCTGAGCGGTTTCGCTGCGTGCCATTGGCTAGCTCCCGAAGCCGAGGCTAAAGCTCTTGGACTTGCTCTCCGAGCGATCCTCCGAATAGCCGCGCGAGGTCTCAAACGCGCTCGAGCTCCCGAGTACGGTGGGGCCGCCGAGCACCGCGGCGAGGGCTTGCCATGGCGCGAGCTCACCCAGGATGCCGGCCTGCGCGAGGTCGTACATGCCCGGCAGTGAGTCGAGGCCGATGCCGGCGGCCTGTAGCCGTTGCTGTGCGGCGCTCGTGGCCAACGCGTCGCGGCGGTTGACGTCGGCGGTACGGATTGAGGTGGAGCCGCGCGCGAACTCGCGGAGCATCGACTCCACCGCGCGCCCTTGCGCCACGCCCTGCCGGTCTCCGCCGAGCGTGCCGGTGGCGACACCGCGCGAAGCAATCGACGGGAGGAGCTCCTCGTTGAGGAACAGCCCAAGGTCCTCGCCTAGCGCCGCGATCTGCTCGTCCGCGGTGCCTTCGGCCGCGAGGCGCTCATCCAGTGGCGACGGGCCGCCGAGCGAATCGAGGAAGCCCACGCCACCGCTGAACAGTGAGGCGGCCTGCGTGTTGAGCTGCGGCGCCATCGCGGCCGCGCGGCCCGCGGCACCGGCCGCGTTGCCGTAGAGGTTCGCGAAAATGTCCTCGAATGCGATGCTGTCCGCGCTCTGCGACTGAGCGTCGCTCGAGCTCTGCGAGAAGCCGAAGCTCGAGCTCCGGCTCCGCGATCCACCAATGTTGAACACCGTTGCCTCCTAGGACGGGTTCACAAAACCCGTGCCAGCATAAACGTCATTGATATCGCCTGTCTCTACGATCAAGCCGTCCGTGTCGAGCGAGCCGTCCACGTCTTGCACCGGCGTCGAGGAGAAGTCCGGTATCCCCTTCGCGATACCGCGAATGAGAATGCCGTCGAACACCTGCGTGGCAGCCGTCACGAAAGCGCCGTCCTCGAGCACCATGAAATTGACTGGCGAGCCAATCGAGGAATCCCCCTGGCTGTTGTCCACGTTGAGCTCGATGTTGCGGATTCTCGAGGGTACGGCCTGCGTGTCCGTGTCGTAGTCCGACGCCAACACAATGTGCGAGGTGGAAATTGTGGTTTTGGTGGTGCGGTGGCGCACGCGGCCGTCCGCGGTGTCATTTCGATATGCCTTGATGAGCCCCTGGAGGCCGTGCTCGTTGCCCGGCGGCCCCGGCTCGGTGAACACGTCGAGGTCAAACTGGCGCACGCCGAACACGAAGAAATCACGGCCCATGTCCGAGAGCTCATAGCGAGCCGTTACGTTGTCGCCATTCTCGTGCAGCGTAAGGCCGTACATGCCGGTCTCAAATCGCACGCGATCCATGGTCACGCCACGCACGCGGTAGGTGGGGTCCTTCGTTCCAAAGCAGTAGAGCGAGGACCAACACTCGCGCACGTCGAGGCACTCGAGTCGGAGCCCGTAAGAGTCGCGGCCCTGCGAGGTAGCGCACACCGCTTGAACGCCCGCGTTCGTCGTCACCTCGTTGAGCGCGTTGTGCTCATGAGCTCCACGGATGCGACCGTTACGAAAGGTGATGTTGCGGCAACCGTCGAGGACGAACATGCCGCTATTGCCGAAGGTGATTGGCGAGACGAGCTCGGCGCCGTGAAAGTCGAACGTGATCCCCTCGAGCTCATCGAGAAGCACGTGATAGAAAAAGTTCACGTTGCCGTCATCGTGGTTCGCGCCGGCCAGTGGCACCACCACCGGATGCGTGTCTCCGTCCTCGAGCGTGTAGGTAGCGCCAGGCTTGAAATGGATGGTTCCACCGCCGGCCTCCGCGGCGGCCGCCACCGCCGCGCGGATCGCGGCGGCGTCCGTGCCCCAATCGTCCACATAGAACGCGGCGCCGTCGTCCTCTCCGAGTGCTCGAGCAATCGCGGCGAATTCGCGCTCCAAATACGCACGGAGCACCGGCTCCGAGTTGAACGGAGATTTACTCGGAACGTAGCGGTTAGAAGTGGCCACGGAGCTCGGCCTCAATGTCGATGCCGGAGAGCTGCCACACGTCCGTGTCCTCGCTCCGCACCTCCACGCTGATGTAGCGCCCCTGCGCGAACGTGTTCACGATCTGCTCCGGCTCGGTGAGCGCCACCTCGTCGCTCCACTGAATCGGCGCGGTGGGCGTGAAGCGTGCGCCCACTCGCACGTAGAGAGTGCCGAAGCCGGTGCGAGCTCGCACCTGGAGCCGGCGCACGAACTTGACGCGCTCCGGCTCGCCAAACGTGAGGTCATAGCGCGAAAGGCTCGCATCGAGCTCCACCGCGTCCTGCGTGTCGTGCTGCGTGGCGGCGGTGCCGGCGCCGGTGAGGAGCGACTCCACCGCGAGCGAGTAATTCGGCTGATTCCATAGCCGCGCGGCATCGGCCCATAGATACGTAGCGTCCGCCCATGCCTCGCTCGGCGCCGTGTCGTTGACTACACCGATCGCGGCGCACGTCACGTTGGGGAGAACTCGCACGCCAAAGGAATCATGCGTCACGTCGTAGACGGCCGCGAGCGTACAGTACTGCGAGCCCTGCTCCGGGAAGCACACCCACGCCTCATTTTTGGCGCGGTGATATACCACGAAAAGGTTTTCGTAGTTGTCCTGGTCGAGTTGATTGAACACGAAGTCCGCCATGCGGTCCTTCGCCACCGTCCGCCGGCCCACACCGTCCGTGATGTAGATATCTCCGTCACCTACCACGAAGTGCCGGCCGTCCGAGAGGTCGGCCACCGAGTGACGCGTGAGAGCGCCGGAGGCCGAGAAGATTTGGCGGAAAGAGAACACATCGTTCCCGCCAATGTAGTCCATGCTGTAGACGGAGCTCCGCTTGTAGATGAGGAGCGAGCCGCGCAGTGGCACGGCGCAGAGATTCGGCCCCGGCGAATCGGAGAGCGACGCGCTACCGGCCTCGTTGTCCGCGTCCGCGGTCCACTCCTGCGGAATGGTGCCGGGCTCGGCCGCCGAGCTCCACCGGACTTGCGCCTCGAAGTGCCCGGCCGGCCCGTCAATATCGAGCGCCACGAGGTGGAACTGGTGCGCCACGATGCTCTTACAGAGAGTGGAGGCCGGCCAGCCGGGGAGCGTCGCAAACGGCGTGCCCACGTCCCCGGCCCAATAGCGCGGCGCGTCGAGGCCGTTGCTCGCCACCGGCACGCTATTGAGGAGCGTCGAACTCCACTGCCATGGTTGCGTCACTGGCGTGAGCGGGTCTCCCGTCACGTCGTCGGAGTTGCTCGTCTCGTTCGCGTGGATTTCGTCCTCACCGAAGAACAGCCAAAAGTTGGTGCTCCCGATGCGAGCGTTGAGCATATGGAGCACTTCAACGGGGAGCGTCCCGTATGCCTCGCGAGAGCCACCCACGCGGCCCGCGAATCCGTCGCGGAAATGCACGTTGCTGGCGCCGGTGTAGAAGTCCTCGGAGACTTCGCACGGTGGCGGATCGGCGGCCACGCCCCGAGTCGGCCGGAGTCGAAGGTGCTGCTTCGGATAAGCCGCACGCCTCATATCGCCTCCGCATCGAGCACGATGGTTCCGGAAGCAATCACCGCGCCGGAGAGGCGAATCGACACCGTGAGGTTAGCGGTGAGGTGCTCGGAGATTCCCGTCGTGGTGAGGCTCCAGCCACGATTACCAGTGAGCGCCAGCCACGTATCGAGCGCGCTCCCGGCCGGCGTGTTGCCGCTGTTGAGGTGCGCCATGATCTCGTAGCCGCCGGGCGCCAGCGCCTTCGGTGTGATCCAGTCCCCAACATCAACGCTGCCGAGCGAAGTGGCCTCGATGCGGTCACCGTCGTTCTCGAAGGACACGGAGGCGGTGGCAATCGACGGAGCGCCCACCGCGTCCGAGATATTGGCGCTCGGCACGCTCACGAGCGGCCGGCTCATGAGCGCGTACAGGAGGTCCGCCGGACCGCTCACGCGACTCCCAGGCCGCCCACGCTCGCGGTGCCCGCGCCGGTAAATCGCACGTAGGCACGTCCATTCGCGGCGAGCGTGCGGCTCCCGGTGGTGGCGGTGCCGTCGAGCGTAAGCGTCATGCCGGAGCCCTGGATGATATCCACGGAGCCCCCGGTCCCATTCTCGAGGAACACGACGCAACCGGCCGCCGGCTGGCCGCTCGCCTGGACGGTGATATCGTCCGCGGCGCTCGTGAGCACGAGCTCCGTGCCGGAGTCCACCGCGGCAATGGTGTAGTCCGCCGTTTTGCTTACGCGCGGCACACCGAGCGTGCCCACCTCCGTTGCGGCGGCCTTGTTGGTGGTGACGGCTCCGCCTTTGAAATCGAAGCCGTTGGAGGTGTTGAACTCCATTACCACACCGCCGTTGCGCCAAATGTAAATCGGCGCGTTCTTGTTCTGGACGATGTTCCCGGAGTCGTTCGATTCCTGAAATATATCGAAGCTAGTGGCACCGGCCGTGTTGCCGTTGCCTGCGAGGCGCAGAGCCGCGCGGTTGCCCGCGGTGGCGGTGATCTGCTGCGCCGCGGTGAAGTCGTTCGATGCGCTCTTTCGCGCCGCGTCATTGATCTGCGACGCGGAGAGCGTCACGCCGTCGAGAATGTTGAGCTCGGCGGTGGAGAGCGTGGCGCCGTCGAGAATGTTGAGCTCGGCCGGGCTCGAGGTAACGGCCGCGTTGAGATTCGGGAACGTGCCTTTGAGCGCCGTTTTGATGAGCCGTAAATGGTCATCACCCTGCGCAACTTGGTCCGTTGCATTAACCGGATTCGTCGCCACGAGTCCCGAGATAAAGCCATCGCCCGCCTCGAGTGCCATTAGTAGCCTCCGCCTCCGCCAAAGTCATACGCCGGTGCGGCGCCAGCATTGCCAAGCCGCCGCTTGGTCACTTCGTTTAACGCGTCCGCCACGTCGTTGAATAGCTCGAGCTCCTCCGCGGCCTGGTCCCACTCCTCCGTATGTCGGCGGAGGTAGTGCTTGGCGCCGTGAATGTAGAGCGCCTCATGACTCGTGAGCACCGCGTTGGTGTCACCGTCCGCCGAGAGCTCCGCGAGCTCACCGAAGTACAGCACATCAAACTCCGCGTCCTCCGCCGGCACGCCGCGAATCTGCAACCGATTGCCGAGGAGCGCGTAAAACGACGGATGCGTGCTACGCGATTTGAGCGCCAGATTGTTCGGCCCCACCGGATGCAAGGGCGGCTCCTCCGCTCCGCTCGTCATCACCACGCGGCGCACCTCGATGACTCCGGAGGGGAGCGTGTAGAGGTCGGAGCTCACGCCGCTCCGGTCGGTGTCATCGAGCGTCACGCTCGCGTCCGTTTGAAAGTTTGGGCACTTGCGCCGGATGAGGCCCTCCGCGCCGCGGACGAAACGCTCGATATGCGTGGTGAGGTCCTCGCGGTGCGAATCCGCGAGCACGAACGTCTTAAGCTGGCCGTAGTTCACGGATTCGGACCCGGCTGGCTCGCGTAGAGTTTCGCTACGGCGCCCGCGCTGTAGCTGTTCCATTGGATGCGATACCAGCCGTAGCCGGGGTCCGCGGCCACCACCGCAGTGCTGTCCGCAGTCTCGGCCGTGAGCGTCGAGTACGGCTCCACCCAAAGGTTCGAGTTTTGGTCCACGAATAGCGCCGGGTCCGCGATGGTGAACTGAACGTCCACGTTGAGCGTGCCGGTGATATCGAGGAAGAACTTCGCGCCCACGCCGCTCTCGCGGTTGAGCGGGAGCGAGGCACTCACCACCTCGTCCACTATGCCCACGTCGAACGTGTCCGCGCCCACGGTGGCGGAGAGCGTGATGGCCGTCACGGTGCGGTAGTACTTCGTACTCTCCACCGTGGTGTTGTTCGGCATCGTGATTGCTTCGGACTGCGCGCGGCCGTCCGCGTCCGTGCCCGTCACCGTCGCGGTGATCGCGCTCTCATTCGTGGTCGTCGTGATGATGAGCTGATGCGCGAGCCTATCGCTCGTGCTGTAGGCCGGCGCGAACGGTCCCGCGCCGGTCAGGTTGTCGCCCACGATATCCGCGTCCTCCGCGGCCACCGTCATCGTGGTGAGGCGCAGGAGGCTTTGAGCGTGAGCTGAGAAACACAGACACGCGGCGAGCGCCGCAAGTACAAGCCGCTTCATGGTGCGAGGTCCTCTCCAGGTTGAGCCCGCGGCGGTCGGATGATGATGCCGCGCGGCCGGTTCTTGATCGTTTGCGGGTTGCGCTTGCGCACGTCATAGAGCGCCGAGCGCGGCGACGCGTGAAACGCTCGCATGGCGTCGTCGTGCGCCTGCGTGCCGCTTTTGCCGTCGAATCCGGGAAAGAGGCGGTTGAGCTCCGGAAGGTGCTCGAGGGGAATTCGGCACATGTGCTCCGCGAAAGGCGCGTGCCGCGTGACCACGCGTCCCTCCCGCGCCGCGCGATTCCCCTCGAGCACCGCACGCGCGTTTGGCGTCAATGCAAAAGGCTCGAGCTCTTTCACGCCGAGCACTCGGCGCACCGCGTCACGGACGCTCGTCACGTTTCACCGCCCTGCGTTGTTTCCAAAAGTAGTGCAGCCCGGCCGCTATCGAGACAAGCAACGAGACGAACGTGAGCCACCCGTTCACCACGGAAAGAGAAATGCCGGCGACGCAAGCGCCGCCGGCAACACACAGGTCCCTTGAAGCCGTGTCCACCGCTTAGCTCGCGGTGACGGCCGCCGCCGGGTTGATATCGTGAATCACGAAATGAGCGCGCTCGAGCAAGCACTTCTGCGTCCAGTCCGCGGTGATCTGGCGCCGATGCGAGAGGCCGAGCTTGGCGAGCGCCTCGATTTTCATGGCGTGCAGGAAGGCCACGCTCAAGTAGTCGAGGTCAAAGCCGAACACGGCCGCCGCCGCATTGGTGCCGGTGTCCGCGGCCTCGTAGGTCTGCTGCAACCGATTCGGCACGATCTTCATGGTGAACCCGAAGTCCGTGCGGAACGTGTCGATGTAGCCTTGCGAGGTCTGCGAAATACCGTCACCGGAGCCGTTCACGTTGGCGGTTGGCGTCGCCGCGTAACTCGTGGTGAACAGGAACCGCGCGAGCCGCTTGGTGATGCCCGGCACGCTCATGAGGACCGTGGGGTTGCTCCCCTCGTTGTACACGCCCTCTATTTGGTCCGCGATCATTTCCCACGTGAGCGCGCGCCGAGCTCCCGGCGTGTAAGCCGTCACGAGCGTAGTGGATTGGAAGCCACCGCCGGAGCCCGTCACGTCCGCATGCGTGGTGATCCACGCCCCGAGCCCGGCCGCCTTGCCGGCCGTGTTGTTGTTGTTGTCCACCACGCTCGCCTGGTTGGAGAGCATGATCGCCTCGATATCGCGCCGGTTGGCCTGCATCTTGCGCATGGTCTTGTAGGCCAGCGTGTCGCCAATCGCGTGCGTTTGGACGTTCTGCGCGCGCTCGGTCACGTAGACGTACTTGGCGCAAATCTGCGTGTGGTTGCCCTTGCGCGCGAGGTTGCCGGCGTCGGTCGCGGTGGCCGGCGCGTCGGCGCCGGAAATCACCGCGTTGGTGAGGTCCGGTGCCTCGAGCTCGTCCTCCGTCCACTCCGTGTACTGCGCGTCACACGAGCCGACTTGGATCATGTCGAGAAGCGGGCAGGGGATCTCCGAACAATCGAAAATCTCCTGTTGAACGTCCTCGCGAACGAGACCGTTCACGCTCACGTCCTTGAGGTCCTTTGCGTCGAGATAGTCCGCCGGAGCGGCGAACAGGAACGGGGCATCCAGCCGGCCAAGGCCGATGCCGAGAGACAAGTGAAGGATTCGCGAAAACATGGTTGGGGACTCCTAGTCCTCGAGTAGTGCCACTAAACCCGCGCGGCCCTTGGGACGTTCTCCGGAGAGTGGCTTGCGAGCTGCGCCCGCCGGCTTGCTTTTGCCGAGCGGTGGCGTTGGCTCTTTCTCGGCTTGCTCGAGGAAAGCATTGATGCGCTGTTCGCGTTGCCACGAGCTCCGCATCAACTTGAACACCCGGTGATCCACCACGGTGGCGAGATATCCGCTCGGAAACCCGAAGCCCTCGAGCCACTCGCCAATGGCGGCGGTCTCTTGCTTCCTGGTCGCGGCGTCGCGCCATTCCGGAATCACCGCAAGCGTTCGCTTCTCCTCTCGCGCGGCGTTCTCCCCGGCCTTCGCCTTGACCACCTCAAGGATGCTCTTGTCGAGCTTGTCTCGAGGGATCGCGGCGAGGAGCTCGCGGAGCTCGGTGTTCGCGCGAGCGAGCTCACCTTGCTGCCGTTCCCGTTCCTCGTTCCACTTGAGCTGCGTTACCGAAAACTCCGCGCGCTTCGCGTAGTGATCTTTCAGCGTTTGCACGGTGACGGGTTTCCCCTCCTCCGGCTCCGCGATCTCTAACGCGTAGAGCTCGTCAAGTTCCATCGAGACCGCCTTCGCGAGCTCGTTGAACTTTTTCGGCTTGCCCCCCTTCCCAGGTTTCGGCTCGCCTTCGTCGGTGGCCTCTCCCGAGGCCGGTGGTTTTGCGCCGTCCGCGTCAGGCATTGGCTCCCCATGCTCCAGCATGTAGGCCATGCGCTGCGCGAGCGACGGCTTTCCGGACTTAGGACTCCCGTCCGATGCGCCAGTCTCTTGCGGCTCCTGGCTGCTTTCGTCGTCCGTCTGAGGCGGCGTCCCCGTCGCCTTTGGTGGTTTGCTCGGTGCCGTCCCCGGCCGCGAGCGTTGCGCATTTTGCACCTATGAGCTCCTCGATTCTAGTAGCGGCCTCATGGAACACGTGGAGACGCTCCCGCGCCTCCGGCGTGGGGGCCGATTGCCACGCCTCGTATTGCTCGGTGCGGAACTCCTCGAATAGCTCACGCAGCAACCCGTCCTTTAGCTGCTGGCTTAGCTGCGCCGCGTCGGCGGCGAGCCTTCCCGCCCGAAGGATTCGGCCGGCCCTTACCGCGATTGCCAGCGCGCTCGGCCGCTTCCGGTTTTTCTTTCGCTTTGATGAGCTCCGTCGTTGCGTTGCCGACAATTTTCGCCTCCTCCACTTGAGCCTTGAGCACGGCCTCCCAGTATTTGAACTGGCGGTCCGCGTCGCCTGCGTACTTCTCCACGGCCGTGCGGAGCTGCTCGAGCGCGATGGCCTGGCGCATGAGCATTTGCTTCTGCTTCTCCTGCTCCTTCGCGGCGGCCTGTTTCGATTGGAGCGCCTTCTTCGACTCCGGTGAGGCCGGGTTAACGAAGTACTGCTCCGGGTTCGGAATCTCCGCCACGCGCGCCCAATCCATGAGCACCTTGAAGAAGCCCTCGAGATAGACGAGCACTTCGTCCATGCCCTCGCGCGCTAGCGCGATCTGCCAATTGAGGAACTTCTCGAGCGCGAGCTGGAGCCGTTGCCGCTCGCCCGGACTCATGCCCGGCTTGACGGTGACGGCCGCACGCTCGCGCCACTTGGTTGGGATCGGCTCCTCCCAATTGCCGTTGCGTTGGATCGGCACCGGCTGGCTCCAGCCGTCGCGCAGTGTCGCGTGCGCGAGGAGCCACGTGTTGCGGATGAGCGTCGCGGCAAGGTTGCGCGTCATGAGCGCGGCGAGCTGCTCCATCACGGAGTACACGCGGTCCACGCCTTGCGAGCCCATGCGGTCATTGAGCTGCATGTTGCCGCTTGCCATATCGAGCGACGCGCCGCCGAGCTCGGACCGCTCGCGCTTGTTCGCTTCGATGTTCTGCAAGATGTTCGCGGAGGTGTCCTGCACCGCAAACGCCATGATGGCTTGGCGCACGTCCGCCACCTTGCGGCGGTCTACGCGAATGTCTCCGTTGTGCCGGCCGTCCGCGAGGTCCTCGCGATTCACGGCGCCATCGAGAGACGCGGTGCGGTTCTTGTTCGCCGCGTTGATGTTGTCGAACAGCGCACGCTCGAGCCCGGTCTCCTTGTCCTGGTTTTGCTTGAGCTTGTCGTGCATGGAGATTCCGGTCAGCCGGTGCTGATTCAGAATCACCACGCCGGTGGCGTAGGGGACGATGTTCACCGGCGTATCCGAGAGAATCTTCCCCTCCCACGGCATGCACACGCGGCGCCGCTCCGCGATGCCGTCCCCGTCCTTATCGTGGAGGTGATACACCTCGTACCATTCGATAAGGTCCTGGCTCTTGTCGATGGGCTTGCCGGTCATGCCCACGATGCGCTGCGGATTGCGATACGCGCTCTCGAGCGCGACGCGTTGCCGGATCGGCTTGAGCTTGTTCACCTTCGCGGCGTCGAAGCCTAGCGCGATCATTTCCGAGCGCGTGTCGATGTGGCGCTCCGCACAAAACGGAATCGCCTGGAGCTCGTGCGAGTCGTAGTCCTTGGGATACAGGAAATTCTCGAGCGCGATGGCCTCGCACCGGAAGCGGCGCACGTCCCTCGAGCACCGCATCATCAGGAGCCCGTCCTTCGGGGTCCACTTGTGAACGAGGTCGCACTTCACACCCGGCCGGTTCATGAGCTCGGACGCGGCGCCCGCGTCTTTCACGTTGCGGTACGTCTCGTACTTCACCTCCCGCCGCGTCTCGATCCAGCACTTGATAACGCCGTTGCGGAGCTGGAGCGCGTCCTTGATCGCGCTCGAGAGATTCACCCACCCATTGTTTTGCTTCATGACGAAGTAGGTGGTGGTGTCACTCTCGAGCGCGGCCTGTTCCTTGTCGAGCGAATCGAGCGGATCGAAGTCCACCACGCGCGAGCTCGTGAAGGCATCCATCATCTGCGCGAGGTTCGCCTCCACCATCGCGCTCTCGGTGCCCGCCACCACGCGCGAGCGCCCCGCCACCTCGTCGCCGCGCGGCCGTTGGTGGTAGTAGTTGAGGCTTTCCTCGCGGTGCTTGCCGAGCTCGTCCCCGAGCCAGCCGGCGCAGTTCGTGAGCTGCGCTTTCAGCGATTGGACGAGCTCGGCCTCCTCCATTAGCGGCCTCCGTCCACCGGGCAAGAAACGCGCACGTCGATGGTGCCGGAGCCGGTCTCCTGCGCTCGAGCCACGAGCCGCTCGAGCACTTCCGAGCGGAACCGCTCACGATCCACGAGCGGGAGCTCACAGTAGATTTCCGCGGCGCGCGCGCCGTAGTCGCTCGCCTTCTCCACTGCCGGCTGGAGCACCTGAATGCTCGTCACGCCACCGATGGCCGCGAGCAACGCGCCGAGGCCGGCGCCGGCCGCCTTGGTCAATCGCGCTTGGATGAGCCGTCGAAGAAAATTCATATCACCGTCCTGTCCTGTTGTGAGTAGTCGAGAGGCTTGCTCCACTGCGACGCGGCGCCCGCCTTCCAGGCCCACACCGCATAGTGCTCGAGGGCACGCGCGAGGTATTGCTCGCTCGTGCCGAGTATGTTCATCGTGAACACGTCCGAGTGGCTCGCGAGCTCCTTCACGCGGTAGCCGTTGAGCGAGTCCACGAGGAGCGCATTGTTGCCGTCCTCGTCCCACGGACGCGGTTGCGTGTCGATGTGAACTCGCCGCAAGAATTGCTGCGTAAGCAGCATGCGCCGATTGTCCGGGAGCTCGTCCGCGTGCTCGGTGTTGAACAGCCGGAGGTCCTCGAAGATTCCCTCCCACACGCGCGGCTCCTTCTCCGGCGGGAGCACGTGCTCCCCGACGCGCCACGGAAACGCCTCGCGGAGCTCGGCCACGCAGTCCGCGAGCTCCGCGAAAAACCACGAGCGCGAACCGATGCAAAAGTGCTCGTTGCCATCGGTTTGGAACATCACCACCGAGACATTCACCGGCGCGAACTCGAGCGCCCAAGCGGCTGTGACCATGTGTCCCGCGTTGTAGCCAACACGCTTCACGCGCGGCCCTCCGCGAGCATGTTTGCCATCGCTCCGCCGTACACGGAGCCGGGCAGAGCGGCCATCGGGTCACAGTAAAACTCCTCCCGGATGAGCGCGTCCGCGCGCGTGCGGCCGTGCATCGCCACGAGGCTCGCACGCTCGTTTTCCACGTCCGCGGCATCCACCACGCGATTGCCGCCAATGCGCCGCGTCATGTCGATGGTGCGCACGTCCACGTACCACCGCGGATCGAGCCGGAGCTTTTGCACCATTTGGTACATGTGATTCCGGCCGCGATACGTCGAGATGAAAGCCGCCCATCCGCCGTTTTCCGCGAGGATAGGCATGATGTATGGCCACGCGCGCGGATCGCAGAGCGCCCACTCAGAGAACAGGCAGCCGAGCACGTTGGAGCCCACCAAGCGGTTGTAGTTGTCCGAGCCGCAAAGCTGGTAAGTGCTTTCGTTCTTGAACCGCTTGAACAGCTTTTGATCGTTGGAGCTCGCCACCGTCTCCGGCGGGAACACGAGGTCCATGAGCCGCGTTTGCGTCTGCGGGTCCACGCCGTTCCATATCGCGCGCTCGGCCTGCACCTGGAGCGGGTAGAGGTGCCAGTACGAACCCACGCGCGTCTGCGACTCCTCACGGATGAGCTCGAGGCCCTCGCGATCCTTGCCGGCCCGTCGATGCCACGCGAGGAGGAACCGCGTACACGGCCCGCGCGCCGCGTCCCAACCGTTGCAGCCAACAAAACGGCCGTTGATGACGGCGCCGGAGCTCTGCACGTCGAGCCCCTTGCGCGCGCGGTGAAAGTCCTCTTGGTAGTGCCGGCGGTCGTACTCGTGGACGAGTTCCTCGTCCTCCGGTGGCTCCGGCGGCGCTACCTGCAATGGCTTCCGCGTCTTTCGGACCATAAGCGACCAATAAGGCTCGAGGATGCGGATATTGCGCCCGCTTTACAGAATTTGGAATATCCCTCCGCTACTAGCCCTAGTGGGGAGGGGCGCGTGTCCATACGATATGTTGCGACGGTACTAGACAACCTTCCGGACGTTCGCGGCACCGAGGCTCTCGTCCTCGTGGCGCTCGCGGACTACGCCAGCGACGACACCCGCGAATGCTGGCCATCCATCGGCACGCTCGCGAGACGAGCTCGGTGCGACCGCCGCACCGCTCAGAGGTGCCTCAAGAGCCTCGAGAAGCGCGGCCTCATTGACCGCGCGATAGGCGGCCACCAATACGGCAAGAACACCGCGAGCCGCTACCGGCTCAAATTCGACTATGCCGGCCACATCGTGCCGGACGTGGAGCCGGTGGCCGTTTATCCACAAGGGCGGCGCAATGCCGCGGGGGGGGCGGCGCCGGTGTCGCACAAGGGCGGCGTGGGTGTCGCACAAGGGCGGCGTAATGCCGCCCCATCCGTTATAGAACCGTCATTGAACCAAAGAGGCGCTAAAAGCGCCGAAGGAGAGAAACACCGCGCGCGCGGCGAGGACAGCATCCGCCGAGCGGCGGCGCTATCGGACGAGGAGCTCGAGGAGAAGGCACGCGAGGGACGGCTCACCGCGGCGGAGGAATACGAACGCGAGCGGCGGCGGCGCAAGCCGCGGAGCTCGGACGGACCCAAGAGGGTGGCACTATGAGCCGTTGGACGGAGGAGGAATATGCGGCCTATGAGCGACGAAACGGCAGACCCGGCCACGCGCGGCCACTGGCAACACACGATGTATCCGAGGCGAGCGGAGAATCAGCTACCGCCGGCAAAGCGCCGCGAGCTCGAGGTCATACGGCGCCGATGGGCCGCGGAGGCGGCGAGCGATCCAAAGCCGGCGAGCTCCTCGCCCACCAACTCAACGAGCTCATGAGGCTCGGTGCTATCCGCGAATATCACATGGCCAATATCGACGCGGACGCGCGCGGTTGGCGGTTTGACTTTGGATTCCCGGACGTGCGGCTCCTGGTGGAGCTCCACGGTGCGCTCGGATCGGGCAAGCACTCGCGGAAGGCCGGGCAGACGAACGATCTGGAGAAGGCGAATGCTGCAACTGAGGCCGGTTGGTCGGTCCTCAGTTACAGCACCGCCATGGTGAACTCCGGAGAGGCCGCTCTACAGATCGAGCGTACCGTCCTTGCTCGGCGGCGCCTCCTCGCCAGCCGAGCCGTCTAGGAGCTCCTCGAGCATGAGCACGCGGGACACGGAGTCCTCCGTGGCCGCGGAGAATCGCGCGCGGTTGTCCTTGAAGTCACGCGCGCGATTCTCGCGGAGCTTTTTCTTTTCGAGCTTCAGAGCGTTGCGGACCGTCCTCCCGTCAATTGCTGTCACGTCGAGGTCCTCCCGTTTGGATGCCAATGTCCACGGATATGGCCAGGTTCGCGATAACGGCCGCGATGAGCCGGCCGCGTTGCTCATCGTTGGGAGCGGAGCCGGTGTCATCCATGCGCACATTCGCGAGCCAGCCGCGCAGCACCGCGCCGAGCGCCTGGCCGAGCTCCGGCGCGCGCACGCCCCGGCCGGTGACGCTCACCTCCCACGCGGTGCCCTGAGTCCCGAAGTTCTGGCGGACGATCTCCTCGTCCACCGGATCGAGCGGAAGCCGCTGCGCGAGGATGGTGGTGATGGCCTTAGGGTTCATTGGCGCCTCCGTTTGCGTTTGAGTTTTTCGTCAATGTCGATCTGAGCCGCGTCACGCTCGAGCGTCTTGCGGAGCTCGTGCTCGAGGAGCCACTCCAGGAGCTTGCGGTCCGAGAGGGTCCGCATGGCGTGGAGGTGGCGAGTGGCAGCGAAAGCGGCACAACCGAGCGCGTCCATAATCGCCCGGACACGCTCGAGGTCATCGCGGTGATACCTCCAGCCGCCGCTCGTGGCGTAGCGCGTACCGGGACGGTTGGCGCTCTCGCGGCGGAGCATCGTGCCGAGCTCCTCGTTGAGATAGCGCGGGGTGCAAGGTCTGAGAAAGAGCGCGGCTGTTCGTGCGTCGCTCCACTCTGCGAGTCGTTCCATTCCTTCCTCCATCGTTGACACCTTGGGCAGTAACACGGCTCATCGCCTGAGCAAATGCTCATGCGTCACCGTCCGCGCCGCAGTGAATGCAGCGTATGTTGTCGTTCGCGTAGTCGCCGGCGAGGCGCGCCTCATCGGCCTCGCCGGCGGAGCGGTTCCACTCGTGCCCTCCGGGATTGGTGCATGCGTCCGTGGGGTCCTCGCGCTCCTCCCACTTCGGACTGTTCGGTGAGTCGAGGTATCGGCGCTCCGCCTCGAGCTCGGCCTGTGCGTCCTCGTCCGCCGGATCGGCGCTCGGTGCCGGCTTACTCTCGGCGCACTCCTCGCACTGGATGAGCTCCCCGAGGTAGTAGCTCCCGCAGTCCACATGCACCGCGTGGTGACTCGTGGCGCCGCCGAGTAGGTGGATGGTGACGCGGCGTCCGCAGCCTAGCGCGCTCATGGATGCACCCAACCATCGCAGTGGCGGAGCTCGTGCTCGAGCGTCTCCGGATCGAGGCTCGCGATGTACACCTCGCACCGATAGGCTCCGGTGTCCTTGTTGCGGTGCAGAATCGCGAAGCCATAGCGGTGCATGGGCACCGTGCGACCGAGCGCCGAGCGGTCAGAGCTCGGCCGCGCGTGCTTGGCTTGGATCGCGCGGAGCTCGGCCGCCGTCACCTCCGTGATGGTGACGGCCACCGCGTCCACCTCCGCGACGCGCGTCCATTCGGACGCGTGCGCGGTGGTGGTGGCGAGGAGCACGAACAGGAGGCACGCGAGGCCGATGAGGAGCGGCAAGCGTTCGTCTATCCATCGCGCGCTCATGACTGATCTCCGTTCACGAACTTGTCGAACTGGAGCGCGGCGGCCTCGATCTGCGAGAGGTGCGTTATCTCGAGCGCCACGTCCTCCATGGTGATGGCGCCTTTGCTCTGAGCTAGCGCGAGGAACTCAACGCGAGGCTTTTGGACCTTCGTCCGGTAGTACTCGATTGACTCCGCGAGGGTCGGACGCTTTGCAAGTGTCGGAAGTTTCGCAACCATACAGGTCTCCTTCGTTGGTGATAGAATCGGGACCCGTAGACTTTACCGGAAAACGGCGCATAAGGTGAGAAAGGAGAGCAAAAATGTGACCGATTCGACGGGCCGCCAGAACGCGTATAACCCCCATAGAGACGCGTTGGCGGTACCCGCTACCCTAGTAGCGGGAACGCCCTATATCGAAAACGCCCATAATTGGCACACTTTTTTCCGTTCTTAGTTTTCAATCACTTAGCCGAAATAGTTGCACGATCTAACCAAAATGGCACTTTCGGAAGTCAATAGGGAAGGCGAAAATATTTCTGTTGACACGGACGGTGATCCGTGCTTATGCGCCACTCCGGGGTGCGGGGTGGTGGTCCGAGCGGTGGCGTGTGGACACTGCGATATGTGCCTGAGCCGGATGCTTAGCACATGCAACGGACCAGTGTGACGAATAGTTAGCACACGTAAACAAGTGGCAAGCAGCGCGCCCACAAGCCGCGGCAAATAGCAAGTCTTGACACGCGCGCCGGGGAAGGTGTAGGCTCCGCGGCAAGCCGCTTCGGTCTCGATCGCCTCCTAGCTTCGCGTCGGAGGCGCCTCGACTACCA